TTAGAATGTATCAATCTACAAAATGTTTCTAATGTCATAATTATCAGCTTTTTTGAAGAAAGCGAGGAAAGTGAAAACACTTTAACCAATATTGTTAATGCCATAGAAGCTTTTAAAAAAGCAAAGCACAAAACAGGCTTTAGCCCTGATTTAATCATTGCTCCTTATTACTCACATGAAGCAGGAGTAAAGGCTAAGCTTGAAAGTGTGGCAAGTTCTATGAATATCACAGCTATTGTGGATCTTTACGCTACAAATGTTGGCGAAGCTATTAATACAATGGAGGCTTTTAGCTCCAAAAGATTAATTGCCACTTGGCCACAGGTTCAAATCTTAAATACACAAGGAAAATACGCTTATGTTCCACAATCTCCTATCATCGCAGGTTTAATAGCCCATACAGATGGGGATAAAGAATATGGCTTTAGTGATTCTTACTCAAATAGAGTGATGAATGGGGTTACTGGCACAGAGTATTTTATAGAGTTTATCAATGGTTTTGATTGTGATGCAGATAGATTAAGAAATGCTCACATCTCAACTTGTATTTTAGGTGAAGGTTATCGCTCTTGGGGTGGGGAAACTAGCCATGAAGATACGATTTGGCAAGATTTAGCTCGTGTAAGAACCTTTGATCGCATAGCTCTAGCAGGACAAAAAGCAGCTTTTAAGGCTATTGATAAAAAAGCAAGTGAATTATATTTTATAAAAATCAGCATTGAAGAATTGCTAAGAGATTTAAAAGGAGCTAAGGTTTTAATTGGCTATGAGGTAAGCTGGGATGAAGAAAGAAACACAGATGCCAATGTGAGTGCTGGTAAGTTTTATCTAAATATAAAAATGATGAATAATCCAATCGTTAAACAAATCACTTTAGAGTTCATCTACTCTGATGAATGGGCAAGTGATTTGATTAAAACTATTAGTGCAGAGTAAAAGGTGGCTTTTGGGGCTTTCTCACAGAGAGTGCAAAGCACAAGCTTAAAGAGAGTGTAAAGCACAAGAGAGGGGTCAAGGGGATGAAATCCCTTGTTGTAAGGTGGAATTTACTTCCACCGCGAAGTTAAAAGAAGGAGAATAACATGTTTAATAAAGTACCTCAAGTAATTGAACAAGCAAATTGTTTTATAGATGGGTATGGTTATGCTGGGGTAGCAAGAGATATTACTTTGCCTATTATAGAACAAGAAGTATTAGAAAGCAAAGGAGCGCTGAGTGCAAATTATGGCACGGGTGTATTTAAAGCAATGGAATGCTCTTTTAAAATTAGTGAGATGGGAGAACAAGCTTTTGAAGCTTTTGGAGTAAATACTTTTTCTAAAACAAAAATCCCACTTGTTTTTAAAGCAAGTATTCATCAAAGCGGATCAGGAAAACAAGTGCCTTTTGTAGTGGAGTTAAATGGAGAATTTACATCTATGACTCCCCCTTCTATTGTAGCAGGTGGCGAATTTACAAGTGAAATAAAAATCAATGTGCATTTTATAAAAATCACAATGGATGGCAAAAGACTATTTTTAGCTGATATAAAAAATCTTATTCTAGAATTTAATGGCATTGATAAAATGGCAAAAGTAAAAGCAAATTTAAGTCTATAAGGAGAAAATTATGTCAAAAATAATCAAATTATCAAATGGAAATGAAGTTAAATTTAATCCCCCAACAGCTGGGATGTTGCGTCGTTCTATGGATATGCAAAAAGGCGAAGGTTCGAGAGCTTTTTATATGATAGGAGAATGTACTAATATGAGTTTAGAAGAACTTGATAATTTAAGTCTTGAAGACATTACTCTTTTAAGCAATGAATTAAACAATTACCAAACTCCCAGTGGGAGCACTGAATAATGAAGCTATTGCGTTAATAGCTCATTATTTGCATTTTTCTTATAGTGAAATTATGAGTTTAAACATAAAAGATTATCTTGAATTTTTAGATATTAGTTTAAAAATCGCTAAGAGTGTTTAAGCTTAAAAAAACAATAGATAAAGGTTACAATATAAAGTATTAAAGAAAAAAGCACAAAAAATGAAGTGATATTAACAAAACCTGCTAAATAATCATCACTTAAAAAAGAAAGCATAAAAGCGACAAAAATACCGAGTGTTAAAAAGGCTTTAAAAACGATTTTAAAGTTTTTTAAAAAGATGATTTTAGCATTAAAAGCATTGTCTATTTTTTTCATAAATAGATTTTACAATAAAAAGGAAAAATATGCAAGATTTAGGACTTAGCTTTGGTATATCTTTAGCCTTTAAAGGCTTTAAAGAATTTGCTAAAAACACTGAAGCTTTAAAAAAGTTTAGTGCTAATTTGGATCAAAGCAATAAAAGTGTAAAAGCCTTAAATAAAAGTATTGATGCATTAGAAAAATCCAAGGCAAAGATTAAAGCAATAGGTGAAGAATTTAGTGCTTTAAAAGGTGAGCTTATGGCTAAAGGCGCAAGTGCTTTAGCTATCGGTGTGCCTGTAAAAATCAGTGCTAATCTTGAAGATGATATGAGTAATATAAACGCCTTTTTAAATACAAATAATGAAAGTTTAAATCTTTTACGAAAAAACTTTTTAAAACTAAGTTCTAATATAGGAATGAATGTTAATGAGCTTACTAAATTGGGTGAAGCAGGAGCAAGGCTTGGGATAAAAAGCGAAAGTGAGCTTTTAAAATTTAGCGAACTTGGTGCTAAGTATAGCAAAGTCTTTAAATTAAATAATGAAGAAAGTATTAATTTCATGAGTAAGCTTTCTAATATTTATAAATTAAATACCAAAGATATGCAAAATCTTGGAGATAAGATAATTGGTGTAGCTAAAGCAAGCAATGTAAGTGCTTCAAGTGTTGCTAAGATAATGAATGAAGTAGGAGGCGATGCAAAGCTTATTGGTATGAGTGCAGAGGGTGCGGCAGCTTTAAGTGCTGCTTTTGCAAGTGCGACTAAAGATGAAGGCGAAGCGATTGGAACTTTTAAAGCAATGACTAGCGTTATGAGTAATTTAAATAATGCAAGTGATGATATGAAAACCAAGTTTTTAAGCTTGGGGCTTAGTACAGAACAACTAAGTGCTTATTTTAAACAAGATGCAAGCGGTGCGGTTAAAGTACTTTTAAATCAGATAAAAACCTTACCAAAAGATGAGATGGTCTCTTTTTTAAATTCAGTTTTTGGGACGGGTGCTGCAGGCATGATGCAAAATTTAGTCGACAATACAGATAAGTATGAACAAGCTTTAAAATCTTTAAAAAATACAAAAATGGGTGCTTTAAATAATGAATTTAAAAAGTTAGGAGACTCCACTAACACAAGCTTTGCAAAACTTAGTGTCAGTATGGCAAATCTTAGTGCAAGCATAGGCGAAGCTTTAGCACCTGCTTTAAGCTTTGTCATGGATAGTATCTCATCTTTGATTAACTTTATTAGAGAGATTATTGATGCTTTTCCAAATTTAAGTAAAGTTATAGGTACCTTAGTAGTTTCTTTAACTATAGCTAGTGTGGCCCTTAGTGCTTTAAAAGTAGGATTTTTGGTTGCAAAAATTGCAGGAGCGCAATTTGCTTTTACGCTTAATGCTATAAGAACTGCTTTTAATATATTAAAAATCGCTTTTTTAACCAACCCTATAGGGCTTGTTTTAATGTCAATTGCCGCCATTGCAACGCTTGTTATCATGAACTGGGATAAAGTTAAAACCTTTTTCATTGGATTTATAGATAAAATTAGTTCCGTTTTTAGCGGATTTGGCGAGTTTTTTAGCTCTTTATGGGGTGGTTTATTTAATTGGTTTGCTTCTAAGTTTGAATGGTTAAGCAAAGCATTTGCAAAGATTAAAGATATAGCTAAAAGCGTGGCCTCTTTTTTTGGTTTTAGTGATAATGATAAAAAAGTTGATGGAGAAAAATATCAAAATTTACAAAATGATAATTCTAGAACCCATCATGGCATAGTAAGATCAGGTGCTCCAAAGCATGAAGCAAGACAAGCTGAAATTGCCGCTTTATCCAAAAGAAGTGATATTTCTAAAAAAAATGAAATCAATGTAAATATTAATGGAACTTTTAATATAAGTTCAAATAATGGAGTGTTTGATTTAAAAGCTTTCGCAAAAGAAGTTGAAAATAGTGTTTTAAGTGCATTAAATAAAAATGCAGATAAAAAAGTGCAGACAACAATTTGGGGTTAAAATGATATTTTGTTTAGGTGAGTTTGAGTTTGAAGCTTTAAATGTAGATGAGCTTGAAAAAAATTATGAATACGGCATTAGAAGCATTGAACGTATTAATAATCATAATGCTTTAATCAGCATTGCTAAAGCAAATGAAAGTATTAAAATAAGTGGCAAAACTTTACCGCTTAGTAAAGATAAAAACACTTATTTAGATACTTTAAAGCAAATGGCTTCTCAAAATAAAAGCTATGCAATGTGTAGTGCCAGTGGAGTTTATTTTGGAAAATTTGCGATTTTAAGTATCAGCGAAAAACAAAGTGCTTTTTTAGAAGGCAGTGGCTTTTTAACACAAAGTTTTGAACTTAATTTACAAAGGGATTTTGATGAGTGAGATTTACATTGCAAAAAACAATGAAAGGCTTGATAGTGTGGTTTATAGGCATTATGGAACGCTTTTGTATTTTGATCAAGTTTTATTAGCCAATCCAAAATTAGAGCCTCTTTTAAAAACAGGAGATAAAGTGATTTTACCTAATATTGAAATTCAAGAAAACAAGGAAGAAACTTTATGGTAAATCATCCTAGCTTTAAGATAAAAGCAAATGATAAAGATATTACACAAAAGATAAGTCTTAATCTTATTAATTTAAGCTTTGATGATAAGGCCAAGGATGAAAGTGATGAGATAAGCATCAGTTTAAATGGACTTTATGCAAGAGCTCCTTTTGGCGATAAGTTAGAACTTTGGCTTGGATTTGATGAAAAACTTTTTAAATGTGGTACTTTTAGCATTAATAGTTTTAGTAAAAATTATAGCTCTAAAACAACAGATATTAAAGCTACTGCGATTAATTTTGCTAGCAATATTAAAAACAAAAAATCAAGGACTTGGGAAAATACCAATCTTGCAGATATTGCTTTAAAAATTGCTGGGGAAAATAATTTAAAAGCAAAAACAAATAATGCAAACAAAGCTTATATCAAACATGAACTTCAAAACAATGTAAGCGATATTGAGTTTATTTATACTCTTTGTGCAAAATATGGCTTTTTAGCTTGCATAAAAGAACAAACTCTTATCATCATAGAGCAAAAAGAGGCAGCACAAGAGGGTGTAAAGGGTGGTGGAAAACAAGAGGGTGGCATTAAATATACTTTAGATATAAGCGAACTTAGTGATTTAAATATCAGCATTAAAAATCGCAATGATTATACAGGCGTTAAACTAACTTACCAAGATATAGAACAAGGCATTGTTAAAAGCGTTTTAAGTGGCAATGATAAGGGTTGTGTTTATGAGCTAAAGATTGCTGGAGTAAAGAATGATAGTGAGGCACTAAACTTGGCAAATGCTAAGCTTAATGCTTTAAATAAAGGCTCTTTTGAAGGAAGTTTTAGCATGATAGGGAAAAATATCAAAGCAGGAGCGAATTTAGAAATAAAAGGCATTGATGAAAAGGTTATTTTTAGTATTAAAGATGTAAAACATGACTTTTCTTTGAGTGGATATACTATAAGTGTTAATTTTGAAGGGTAATAAGGAAGACTAAAGCCTTCCTTTTTCTAAAAACTAGCAAACTAATCAAATCTATTTATATTGAATTAATTAAAACAAGGGATATTTTTTTCACTTTCTATTATCTTGACAAATTCTTCATAAATACATAGTGCATTGTCAATAATTTGATTGTATTTTAATATCTTGATATTGAATGTTTCTTCAAGAGAAATGATTTCTTTTTCTGATATTTCAATAGAATTTCCACTTCCCTTTATTCCAGCGTCTTCTGAAATAATAAAATATGCTTTAATATCTTCTTCATTTATCGACTTAATATTGTCTGACAAATTTTGTATTAGTGCTATTCTATATTTTTCAATTTGACTGTAAATATCTGTATATTTAACTTTTGCATGTCCCGTAGCAGTATTTTTTTTTAATTCTACTATAATGGGATATTGTTCTTCGGCTATACTAATTAAAATATCAATAAAATTTCTATGTATTTCACCTTCTTTATCAATTTCCCTATAATACTTTTGACGTACTATATTAAACGATTCTTGATTATTTAATTTTTTACTCCAATAAGGATTAATTAACCAAGGATGTTCATACAAGTGATCTTCAAAAAATTTCTCTGGAGTATTATTCTCATTCATTAATTCTTGAAGTTTTTTGATTGCCAAAATTCTATTTTTTGCTATTTCATAAACCTTTAAGTGATCAGAGTTTGCAATTTTAGACATTAGAGTATTTAATAATTCTGTAAATGAATTATTGTTTCTATTTAAGCTATTTTCTAGTTCTTGGATATCAACGTTATTGATAGTATGAACAATTGAACTTATCATTTGTTTGATATTTTTATGGTAAATTTCTTCATCTTCTTTATCTTGTTCATCAATTCCTTGGATCATAATGTGTAAAAATTTTTTATGTATGTTTAATTTTCTATCATCTAAAGATTTAAGCCAATTTTGATAACTTTCATTGTTTTTAATGTCCTCTGGAATATAACTAATTGAATCTTTGGTTCTAATTTCTTGCCATTTATTTACAAAAACATTTCTTACGTCTTTTAAATTGTCAATAAATTCGCTTACATATTCATCAGAAATATCTAAACCTTGTCTGCTTGATGTAATTGGAGAGTCATTTTCAGAATAAAAAAAATCTGCATGAACTTCTCCTACTAAATATTGACTAGCAATTCTTGCATTAGCACTTTCTTTAAAAATATTTTCATCAGCAATTTTTTTATTAATGAATACGATTACATTGTTAAAGTCAAAATTTTTAGTTTGAATTTTTTTAAGCTCTGCAACACCTCCCATCCATCCTTTTATTTTATTTTCATTAAAGTATTTAATAATATCTTGTTCTCTATTATAAAGGATTTTTTTAGATGCATCAACATTGGGAAATAATTCATTAATCTCTTCTGTGCTATATCCAAAATAAACCAATAATTCTATGCTATCATAATATATGTGCGACTCTAAACTAACTTCATCATCGTTAATTTTAACTTTAAAGTTATCTTTGCTAGATGCAATATAAAATCTTCTAGATAAATGAATTTTTAAATTATCCGTAGTTGAAGTTATCACCCTTCTTCTTAAATGTTCTATTTTGACAATCATTCCAGATTGATTAGAGTTATATTGACTAAATTCAGTCGGTAAATTTTCAATTTCTTGATAGACAACATTATGAGTATTTTCTTCACTTAAAAGTTCTTCATATTTTAATGTAAAAGTAATCCACTTATCAGAATTAATACTTTTTGTATATACGGTATACATATCTCCCAAACTAAAAGCAGCTAGTTTTCCAATTCCTTTTTGCCCCATTGGAAGTCTTTCTTTAAGATTATTGATAGGATTTTCCTTATCCTTGTTTCTTCCTATTTTTGCATATTTTTTTTGCAGCTCATCAACATTTAAACCTTTCCCATTGTCGGCTACTACAAGAAAGGTTTTATTAAGAACTATATCTACCTGTGTTGCATAAGCATCATAAGAATTTGCTATTAGTTCTGCTATTGCTGGAGGATTGCTATTATACAGTTTTCTTCCTAAATGATTTACAGCTTTATTTGCTATAGAAAATTCAATTGTATTAGCCATACGCTTCTCCTATCAGATGTTTTTTAATGCTTATTCCTATTATTTCCCCAAGTCTTGGAGGAACAGCATTTCCTATATGTCTTGAGATAACAGATGTTTTAATTCCAACTTCATTATCAATAAAATCATAATCTAAAGGAAATGTTTGCAATAAACTTGCCTCTCTTAAACTTATTGCACGATTTTGTTCAGGATGTCCAAATCTACCATTTCCTAAACTCGTGCAAAAAGTAGTCATTGTAGGAGAAGGTTCTTCCCATTTCATTCTTCCATATACACTACCAAAATTTTTACCAGATTCTTTTTTATGGCATTTAAGTATTAAATGCTCAGGCCAATCTTTCCAACTACCTCCATTTTTAGGAGTAGCTTTAATTCTTTCTAAATTTAATCCTGATAAAGGTTTAGCTATGTGTAATGGATCTGTTTTAGATTGTTCTCCTGATTTAATCTTAGGTAGAAAGCCTATTGCATCTCTTACTGTCTTGTAATTTTCTTTGTGGTGTGTTTTATTTATAATGTGTATTTCTTTAATTTTAGATCCCAATAAAACTAATCTTTTTCTATTTTGAGGCATGCCATATTCTGGACAAAATATAATTTTATAATCAATAAAATAACCATGTTTTTTTAAAGTACTAATAAAATTTTTAAATATCGGATATTTTTCCAAATCAGGCACATTTTCCATACTAATAATTTCAGGTTTTATTTCAATTATTAATCTAAGAAATTCATTAAGTAAAGTCCATTTCTCATCATTTTCATTATTTTTGCCTTTGGTGTATTTGGAAAATGTTTGACATGGAGCACATCCTACTAGAATCTTATATTTTGTATCACCAAAATATTCTTGGATCTCATTTGAAGAAATATTTTTTATATTTTTTTCTATAAACTGTGCTTTTATATTTTTTTCATAAGCATATTTGCAAGTTTTATCCAAATCATATCCTGCTATTATTTCAAAGCCAGCTTGTTTTAAACCACAGCTTAATCCACCAACACCACAAAATAAATCAATTACTTTACTTTCTTTCATAAAACACTTTATCTCTTTTTTAAATTATACAATTAATTTTTATATAAGATGCTTAAAAGACTTTTAGCTAAATGTTTAATAACACCTTAGACAACATTAATGATATTTTTTGCATTAGAAATCAAATTCAAAAAACAATACTTTGATTTTAAGTATCAAATGACTTTGATTTGAAAAGCGGTTTTATAGATGATATAAACATAGAAACAAATAATTCTATTGAATGCTTTTTTTGTGAGCGAGCAAATCAAATTTTAAATGATAATGCTAAAGCTGCCATTATCTTACCAAGTTCTATTTTAAATAAAGATTCTATTTATAAAAATACAAGAGAAATATTATTTCAAAATTTTGATTTTATTGCCATTGTAGAGCTAGGTAATCAAACATTTGGAGCAACAGGGACAAATACGATTATTTTATTTTTACGCAAAAAAGAAACTTTTAAACAAGAAAATCATCTTATTTCTCAAGATTATAGTTTGATTAAAGAACGCATAGAAGCTGAAAATTTAAAAGACAATGAAAACTTTTATCAAAATTATCTAAGTGCGTATTGTGATTTTAGAAAATTTGATAAAGAGCTTTATAGTAATTTTTTAAATGGAAATTTAGATTCTAATCTTGCAGAGTTAGAAGCCTTTAAAGATTATCGCAATGCATTTAGGCAAACAAGTGATTATAAAAAACTTAAAGAATCTAAATTTTATAAAGAAAGTAAAGATAAGCAAGATTTAGAAGATAAAGCCTTTTTAGCTTATGCTCAGGCAATAGAAAAGGATAAATTGCTTTATTTTAGTCTAAGTCTTAATCAAGAAGTTTTAATCATAAAATCCCCAAGTGATATAAAAGAACAAAAGAAATTTTTAGGTTATGAGTGGAGTAATAGAAAAGGTGATGAAGGTTTAAAAGAATTGCACGAGCCTTATTTGAGCCCACTTTTTGAAAGAGGCAATCCACAAAATGAGACTAAGCTTAATACTTTAATCTACAAATCTTTTTTAAATACGCCGCTTGATGTTATCCCGCAAGAATTGCAGATTTATGCTACAAAAGCAAGGCTTGTTGATATGATGGATTTTGAAAAAGTGGAATTTAATAAAGCTATAAGTTTAAATCCTAGCAATTCAACGCAAAGTGAGATGTCTAATCCTTTTATAAATTCTAAATTTGAGTTAGTAAGACTTAAAGATTTTGTATTAGATATTCAAACCGCAAAGCGTCCTAGTGGTGGTGTCGGCAAATATGAAAACGGTGCACTGAGTCTTGGTGGAGAACATATAGACAATAAAAGTGGGTATATCAAATTAGATAATCCTAAGTATGTACCAATAGAATTTTATGAAAGTTTTGCGTTGCAAGATAAAGGAATTGTAAAACAATTTGATATTTTAATATGTAAAGATGGTGCATTAACTGGAAAAATTGCAATGGTGCGTAATGAATTTATTAGGAAATCTGCAATGATTAATGAGCATATTTTTTTATTGCGTTGTGATAATATAGCAAAACAAAAATATTTATTTTATATATTACATTCTTATAGTGGACAACAAGCTTTAAAATCTAAAATTACAGGTTCGGCTCAAGGCGGAATCAATAAAACAAATTTAGAATCTATTTTAATACCAAATGCAGACTTTGAGATTCAAAAGCAAATCGTGGCAGAATGTGAAAAGGTAGAAGAGCAGTATAACACAATAAGAATGAGTATAGAAGAGTATCAAAATTTAATCAAGGCAATACTTCAAAAATGCGGTATTATAGATGATGGGGGGGGGTATGAGCTAAATTCTATTTTAGAAAATTTGCAAAAATTAGAATTTAAGCTTGATTTTAATCTTTTGCTTTCGCTAATTGAAGAACAAATCAGTCATTCTGAAGTATTAGTTGAAGAAACTCAAAGCAAGGAAAGAAAGCAAGATTTTAATGCTTTTAAAAACTTTTCTAAAACTATACAAGAGCTTTTACAAACTCTCTCAACTCCACCAAAAGATGGCTGGAAGAGAATTTCTTTAAAGAATGAACAATATATGGAACTTAATCCTAGCAAAAAAGAAATATCAAAACTTGATGAAAATATGCTTGTCTCATTTATAGAAATGGCTAGCGTTTCAGATAAGGGTTATATTCAAAGTAAGATAGATAGGTCATTAAACGAAGTAAGAAAAGGCTACACATATTTTATAGAGAATGATATTTTGATTGCAAAAATTACTCCTTGCATGGAAAATGGTAAATGTGCTATCGCAAAAAATCTAACAAATAACATAGGTTTTGGTAGCACAGAATTTCATATTTTTAGAGCAAAAACAGGGCTTGATAGTAGTTTCTTATTCTATAATCTAAATCAACAAAATATAAGAGAAAAAGCAGCTCTTGCTATGACTGGAGCAAGTGGACACAAAAGAGTTCCTATAAGTTTTTATGAAAATCTTACAATCCCACTCCCACCGTTAGAAATTCAAGAAAAAATTGTTCAAAACATTGAATTAGTAGAACAACAAATTGATTTTCTTAATCTTAAATTAGAATTTTTAGAAAAAGAAAAAGAAAAAATCTTGCAAAAATATTTATTTTCTTAA